TAGAACTTACTGAGAAGCAATCTAAGGCTGTTAAATCTCTTGAAGCTACTATGCCACCAGTACAGGTATTTAAGAACGTTACACGCCCACAGAAGCCCTTTAAACAGGATGGTACACTATCAGAAGCGGGTAAAAGATGGTCTAAGGTGTGTGCAGAGCATGATATTAACTTTAATAGTTATGCTAAACACAAAATACCTAATGGTTTTAAAGAACCAAAGGCTACTTCACCAGTGCAGATTAAAGATTGGTTGTCTAGTTTGGGGTGGAAGCCACAGACATATAAGTATGTAGAAGATGGCTATGATTTACAGGGTAAACAGAAGCAACGTAAGATACCACAGATAAAGAAAGGTGATATGTTATGCCCTTCTGTTATTAGGATGGTAGAGAAACACCCAGAGCTAAAGAACCTGGAAGAGCTTGGGGTGCTAGGTCACAGGGTAGCATTGGTGTCAGGGTTGATTAAGAACTGTGACGAGTATGGTTACGTTATAGCTGCTATACAAGGTCTTACGAACACGCTAAGGTTTAAACACGCAGTATGTGTGAACATTCCTAGCCCACGTATGCCGTATGGTAGTGAAATACGTAGCCTATTAACTATAAGAGAGGGTAGAGAGTTATGTGGTAGTGATATGAGCAGTTTAGAGGACAGGACAAAGCAACATTACATGATGCCTGCTGACCCCGACTACGTAAAGGAGATGAACAAAGAAGGGTTTGACCCGCATTTAGATATTGCAGTGAGGGCTAAGTTCTTAACACAAGAACAGGCTGATGCTTACAAAGCTAAAGACTTTAGTAAGTTCGATGAGGCTATGCTAACTGCACAGAGGCACAAAGGTAAGACTACTAACTATGCTAGTACGTATGGTGCAGGCGCAAAGACTATAGCCAGAGGGGCAGAAGCTACACTAAAAGAAGGTGAGGCATTACACAAAGCGTATTGGGATATTAATTGGAGTTTAAAAGCTATAGCAGAGGAACAGACCACCAAGAATGCGAATGGTAAGCTATGGCTACTTAATCCAGTCAGTGGTTTGTATTATGAACTACGCAGTAAGAAGGATATATTTAGTACACTTAATCAAGGTACTGGTACTTACTGCTTTGATATGTGGTTAAAGGAGATACTTAAAAAGGATGTAAAACTATTGGGACAGTTCCATGATGAGGTTATTCTTGATGTACCTTTAGGGTATAGAAAAGCTGTCACTAAGTACTTAAAAGGGTGTGTAAGTAAAGTAAACAGTACATTAAAGTTAAATAGAGATTTAGATGTAGATGTAGATTTTGGTAAAACTTATGCAGAAATACATTGACAAATACAAAAAAGTATGAGACAATAACAACTGTTATTCCAACAATAGAGGACAAAATAACAAATGGCTATTAAAAGACGTGGCGAACAACAAACAACTGAGCGTAGTGACATCGAGTATGTAAACCTAGAAGCAGGTGAGCATGAGGGTAGACTACGATATGTAGCAGACTTAGGTTTGCAGAAGCGTGATTACAAGGGTGAGGAGAAACCACCAGCACAACAACTGGCTTTAGGTATTGAGATTATCGGACAGACTGTAGAGATTGATGGTAAAGAACAACCTAGACTACTATGGACTCCTGGTTTTAACGTGTTCCATGAGATGACTGAGCGCGGTAAGGAACTCCAATACTTCAAGATATTCGACCAAGCAGCAGTAGAAGGTGTAGAGGCTGATTGGGACAGAGTGATTAACGAACCTTGTAACGTAGTGGTTATTCATTCTAAAGGTAAGGGTGAGAACTCAGGTCGCACATATGACAACATTGATTCACTAACACCAATACCTGCCAAGTATAAGGGTGGTGTAGGAGAAGGTCTTATTACTGATGGTTGTACTGGTGATGCTGATGACATGGAAAACCCAGCACAAGCTAATATGTTTGGTTTACCACTATATATTCATGGTAACCGAATTGACGCGCCAGAGTCGTTAGAAGAACTTGCTGGTGTAGAAGACGATATTCCATTCTAATGCAACTGCTAATTGATGGTGATGTTATTGTGTATCGTATAGGGTTTGCAACACAGAGGAAGGATGATGATGGAAACATTGTACCAGAACCTTTGCCCTATGCTTTACACAGTACCAAGAGGTTTATCAATGGTATGATTAAAGATACGGGTGCTGATAGTTATAGGTTATTCCTAACAGGAAAAAATAACTTTAGACTAAAAGTTGATAGTGAGTACAAAGCTAATCGTAAAGGTACAGCTAAACCTATTCACTACCAAGCCATAAGGGATTATATGGTCAAGCACTTTAAGGCAGAGGTTATCGAAGGCATGGAAGCTGACGATGCCCTTGCACTTAATCAAACAGACGAAACTGTTATAGCAAGTATAGATAAAGACTTACTTATGGTAGCTGGAAAACACTATAACTTTGTTAAGAAAGAGTGGACTACAGTAACACCAGAAGAAGGAATAAAATGGTTCTATATGCAAATGCTAATGGGAGATAAAGTTGATAACATTATTGGAATACGTGGAATCGGGATTAAGAAAGCTGAGAAGATATTGGCTGAGAGTAAAGATTGGGATGCTACTGTGGAGAGTAGATACGAAGATGAGTTTGGGGAAGGTTGGTATCAACGGATGGTACAGAATACGCAGCTTCTTTGGATGCTTCAGAAAGATGTGAAGATGCCAATGGATATTAGGGGTGACGCATGATAAGGCTTTTAGATATTGAAGTGTGGGATGACGATGACGACTGGGCGCAGGGGAGATACTTAGTGCATGGGCATGATGATGTATTGTGGACAGATAGTGTTGAAGATGTGTTGGCTTTTCTACGACATTCGTTAGGTAGGGAATATGATTAAGTTCAGGTCTAAATTTGAAGAGAGGGTAGCTAAAGACTTGAAAGACTTTACATATGAATGTACAACGTTACTATATAACAAACGAACCACTAGGAAGATGGAGTGTTTAGATTGTGGTAGTCAACACGTATTGCAAAAGGCTAAGTATCTTACAGACTTTAGATTGCCTAATGGTATATACATCGAAGTGAAGGGGTGGTTCAAGCCTAGTGACAGAACTAAGATGGAGAGTGTCATTAAGTGTAACCCAGACTTAGATATACGAATGTTGTTTCAAAAAGATGGGTGGACTACCAAGAAGAAAACACAGAAGTATAGTGAGTGGTGTGATAAGCGTAAGATTAAATATGCTATTGGTAAAGTTCCTATTGAATGGGTGAAAGAGGATGAGAAATGTGAATAAGATATGTTACAAATGTGGTGCGGAAGACCCCGAATATGTAGTAGTTGGGTATGGTAGGAATTGTTCTGAGTGTGGAGGTAAAGCTAGTGTGTTAGAAATAACTGAAATGACTGACTTAATAAACGAACTCTACCTTAGAGGTTTACTACCCGAAGGTTTTGTTGAAGACGTAACAGACGAAGAGTATAATGAACTTGAGTTAGACTTTAATAAGGAAGACTTATTCAAAGCTAATGAAGATGCTTTCTTGGACTACTTAGAGGACTATGACTATGACTAAGATTGTAGTGATACCCGACACACAGGTTAAGAAGGGTGTGCCTATGGAACACTTGTTGTATGCAGGTAGGTACATTGCAGAGAAGAAGCCAGATGTTATCGTACACCTTGGAGACCATTGGGATATGCCTAGCTTATCCTCTTATGATAAAGGCAAGAAGTCTTTTGAAGGTAGACGATATAAGGATGATGTAGATGCAGGTAACTTGGCTATGGATTTATTACTAGAACCTATCAAGAAAGAAATGAAAAGGTTGAAACGTAATAAGAAGAAGTTATGGAACCCTCGTATGGTATTTACAATGGGTAACCATGAAGAACGAATAGAACGTGCAGTAGAAAGCGATGCTGTACTAGAAGATGTGATTGGTTATAAAGACCTTAACTTAGATGACTGGGAAGTTATAGATTATAAAGAACCAGTAATCATTGAGGGTGTTGGCTTCTGCCACTTCTTTACCAGTGGTGTTATGGGTAGACCAGTATCAAGTGCTAGGGCTATGCTTACTAAGAAGCACATGAGTTGTGTGATGGGTCATGTACAAGACAGGGACATAGCCTTTAGTAAGCGTGGTGATGGTACTGCATTGACTGGTATCTTTGCTGGTATCTTTTATCAACATGACGAGGCTTACTTAGGTAGTCAGGGTAATGGTAGTTGGAAAGGTATTTGGATGTTAAACGAAGTTAATAATGGTAGCTTTGATGAAATGCCAGTTAGCTTAGAATATTTGAGAGAGCGTTATGGAAATTGATATAATGACACCAGAAGAAGAACAACGTATGAAAGATTTAGGTAGATATGACCTAATCAATAAGGGTGTTTGTGGTAAAGCTACAAGTAGAATAGATATCATTGGGCAGAACGGCAATGATGGGTTACACTATGAAGAGAGAGCATCAGACAAACAGGTAGGTGGAGACCATTATAAGAAACACCTA